ATTTCTTGTTTTTGTTTTTCTAGTTCAGCATTTTTTGCTTCTGTCAAAGATTTTGCAGCACGTTTACGCGCTTCTGCTTCTTCTTCGGAAATAGCACCTGACTCTGCCAGTTTATCAACCCGTTCAACATCTTTATCATATTTTTCATCATTAGCATCCTGCTCTTCCTCTATCTTATCAATTTGAGCATCATAAAGTGTAGAAACAAGATTTCCAATAGTCCCTACAGCTTGTGATGCAGTTTGCAACCATTTTTTGAGATTCTTTTGGCGTTCTTTTAACGCTTTATCTTCAGCTTTAGTAATATTTTGAATAGCACTTATCTGTAATTCTGCCTCCTTTTTAGCGAGAGCAGCCTTCAAAACATACAACTGAGTAACAATCTTAGTACGTTCTTCAGCAGTAATATTCTCAACGGTTAATTCCAGTTCCAAAGCTTCAATCGCTGCTTCAGTAGTCTTATGTGCATATTCAAGTTGTAAATTGTATTCCTCTATCGCATATTGCTCTTCTGTTATTAGCTTGGATGCTAACTTCTTTTTAAGAGCAAGCATATCCATTACATACGCAGCGTCACGTATCTCTTGCTCATGGGCTGCATTTTCCGCAATCAATGCTACCTGATCAGAAGCATACTTTCCGTAAATCTCTTGTTTTTTCCTAGCATATTTTTCATCTATCAATATTACATCTTCACCTGTTTTCTCTGCTGCATCAATTTCTGCTTCACGTTGCAATTCTAACTGGTGCAATTTCAAATCAAGTTCTTCCTGGGACCCCTTTTTTACAACAGCAAGAGCGTTCTCAACATCCTTCTTCTCACGATCAGAATTATACTTAATAGTAAACTCATCTAGCCTTTCCTGCATTTCCTTAGCTAAATTCTGACGTGTAGCAATTTCCTCTTTGCTATTACCCTTGACGGCAGCAATCTTCTTCGAGTAAGCAACACCAATTTTAGCAAGTTCTTTCTCCAGTCCCTCATCCATAAGAGCTAGTTCTGACTCCTGATAAGTTTCATGAATTTTCAGCTTCTCTTTGAGAGCTTTTTCCTGTTCACGTTTTTCTTTATCAGTAAGGACTGTTATACCTGAACCATTTTTGTCGTTACCCTTTGGACGGAACTTTTCTGCAATCACATCAAGTCCACGATTAAACTCATCGCTAGATGCTATTTTGAATAAGTTTTTAGAAAATTCCAACTGAGCCTTATCCGCTTTTTCTGCTTCCGACGTGTAATAGCCAAACATTTTAGCAGCACCATTCTTTATCCAAGACATATCTTCAAACTCTGATGTTGCATATTGAGCACGAGTTTTCATCCGTTTTAAAGCTTCTCTCTCTTGGGCCGTTACTTCAATACGTTTATTTTTCATTTGAATAACAGCTTTTGTGTATGCTTGTTCCTCTGTATCACCAGCATCAATAAGCCTCTTATATTCTGCCTGAAAATCTTTTTCTACTTCCAATAACTTTTTGTTCGCATCTTTTTTTGCAAGTGTTCTAAAATTATAATCTATCTTTTCTATTTTTTCTTCAGGAGATTTCAAATCATTGGCGATACCTCTTATTTTATCAGCCATCCAATTAAGAAACTCCTTAGCAGGTCCCGTTGACTCGGAGAAAGAAAGCATAAACGCTTCCCATGCTGAAGATAAGTTAGCAAGAGCTCCATGAACATTATCTCCCATCGTGTGAGCCATATCGCCCAATTCACGTTCTACACCAGTAATCTGTTCTCTAAGTGGTAATATTTTATCAACAGCGGTGAGAAAGGCATTAAAAGCGGCAACACTACGCTTATCAGTTAATTCAAGAGTAGTATTCAAGTCTACC